TAGAATATTAATGCGTAGCTTATATGATTTCATAGTAGAACCAGTTGGTGATGCTTATGAAAATGAAATAGAGATAGAAAACGTTAAGATAATATTAAACACTAAAATAGAAAGTTATAAGTTTGTGAATAACGTAGCTAAAGTAATTCAAGTTCCTTTAGCTTTCACAACTTTAATAAAAAAAGGTGATATAATTTTAATACACCACAATGTTTTTAGAACTTTCTATGATATGAAAGGTGTAAAGAAAAAATCAAGATCTTATTTTTACGATAATAAATATCTTTGCTCATTAGATCAAATTTATTTATATAAAAGAAACTCAAAATGGATGTCTATTAATGACAGATGTTTTGTAAAACCTTTAAAAAACGAAAGTGATTTTAAGGTTGATAAAGAACAAAGCCTTATTGGTATATTAAAAATAGGTAATAGTTCTTTAGAAGCGCTAGGAATACACGAGGGAGACACTGTTGGTTACACACCATACGGAGAGTACGATTTCGTAGTTGACAAAAGGCGTTTATATTGTATGAAATCAAATGATATTGTAATTAAATATGGATACCAAAGAAATAAAAAAGAATATAATCCAAGCTGGGCGAATAGCGGTTGATGAATTAATCAAAGTTGCTAAAGAACCTATTATAGATTTTGGCCCTGATATATCTGCGGATCGTTTAAAAAATGCAGCTGCTACAAAAAAACTTTGTATCATGGATGCTTTTGAAATAGTTACAAGAATACAAGAGGAAGAAGATATATTAAACGAAAAACCTAAAGAGGCTAAAGAAGAAAAAAGTTTTAAAGGTTTTGCAGAGGGTAGATCTAAGTAATGTACGATCAAAAATTATTTGAGGTATTAAAAAACCATATTAAACCTAAAGTTTTAAAACAAAAAAATAGGTATAAAAAATGGGAGTACGGTTACAATCAAGAATTTGATATGATTGTAATTAGTAAAACTGGTGAGGTTGGTGAAGTTTACAAAATACAAAATTTAGTAATAGCTTTACCAAAACAATCAGAAAATATTATAAAATTTGAAGACAACAAATGGCAAAGGACTGAATTACCTAAAGCTTTTAAAAAAATTAAAACAATATTTGACTGGGACGAGTATGATGTTGATTTTAAAGAAACATGGTATGATTACATTGATAAAGAGTTTGAGCGTAGGGAAAAAGGTTTTTGGTTTTATAATAAAGACAAGCCTACTTATATTACTGGTACTCACTATATGTACCTGCAATGGTCCAAGATTGATGTTGGGAAACCAGATTTTAGGGAGTCAAACAGATTATTCTTTATATTCTGGGAAGCTTGCAAAGCAGACACAAGATGTTATGGCATATGCTACCTTAAAAACAGACGGTCTGGTTTTTCATTCATGGCATCAGGCGAAGCTGTTAACAGCGCAACAATATCAACCGATTCAAGATTCGGTATATTATCTAAGTCAGGACCAGATGCTAAAACAATGTTCACAGATAAGGTTGTACCAATCTCGGTTAATTACCCGTTTTTCTTTAAACCCATACAAGATGGTATGGACCGACCAAAAACAGAACTTGCCTATAGAGTACCCGCTAGTAAGTTCACTAGAAAAAAACTAGAAACAAATGAAACCATTAGAGAGTTAACAGGTCTTGATACAACTATTGATTGGAAAAATACTGGTGATAACAGTTATGATGGTGAAAAGCTAAAGCTTTTAGTTCATGATGAATCAGGTAAATGGGAGAGGCCAAACAATATTTTAAATAACTGGAGAGTTACAAAAACAACACTACGATTAGGTAGTAAAATTATTGGTAAGTGCATGATGGGAAGTACATCAAATGCTTTAGATAAAGGTGGTGAGAACTTTAAGAAACTTTACTATGACTCAGACGTTACCAAGAGAAACGCCAATGGACAGACTCGCTCAGGATTATATTCTTTGTTCATACCTATGGAATGGAACTACGAAGGATACATCGACTCTTATGGTATACCTGTATTCGATACCCCGAAACAGCCGGTTGAAGATCCCCATGGTACAAAAATAAGTTTAGGTGTTATAGAATACTGGCAGAATGAAGTAGATGGCCTTAAGGGTGATCAAGATGGACTTAATGAATTTTATAGACAATTTCCACGTACAGAGGAGCATGCTTTTAGAGATGAAGCTAAATCCTCTTTATTTAATCTAACTAAAATTTATGAGCAAATAGATTGGAATGCAGATTTAAAAAACAGTGGGATAATAACCAGGGGAAATTTTCAATGGTTTAATGGTGTTAAGGATACTTCAGTAGTTTTTAGCCCAAGCAACAATGGAAGATTTTATGTTTCATGGGTTCCACCAACGCATTTACAAAATAATGTTATTGCAAAAAATGGTAAAAAACATCCAGGCAACGAGCATATGGGTGCTTTTGGATGTGACAGTTATGACATATCAGGAACAGTGGATGGTAGAGGGTCGAATGGTTCTTTACACGGTTTAACTAAATTTTCAATGGATGACTGCCCAACTAATCATTTCTTTTTAGAATATATTGCTAGACCTTCTACTGCTGAAATCTTTTTTGAAGATGTTCTTATGGCTTGTATTTTTTATGGTATGCCAATACTTGCGGAAAACAACAAACCAAGGCTTTTGTATTATTTTAAAAGAAGAGGTTATAGAGGTTATTCAATGAATAGACCTGATAAAATTTACACAAAACTATCAGTGACTGAAAGAGAGATAGGTGGAATACCAAACTCTAGTGAAGATATAAAACAGTCTCACGCTGCAGCAATAGAATCTTATATTCAAGACTATATAGGTTTAAGACCTGATACTAATTATGGAGATTTTTATTTCCAAAGAACTTTAGAGGATTGGGCCAAGTTTAACATAAACAACAGGACTTCGCACGATGCATCGATTAGTTCTGGGTTAGCAATAATGGCTTGTAATAAAAACAAATATAGACCGAACCCTATAGTTGAAAGAAAGGTTTATGATTTAGGAATTAAAAAATATAACAACAAGGGAGCAATGTCAAAAATAATCGAATAAATGAAAATGTACACAAATTCTAATAGCGCCTTTCCTAGTCAGGTAGTACCGGCAGCGGAAAAATCTTCGTTGGAATATGGTTCTCAAGTGGCTTCTGCTATTGAAACAGAATGGTTCAACCAAGGTAGAACAAATGGTAATAGATATTTGACAAGTTTTAATAACTTTCATTATTTAAGACTTTATGCTAGGGGTGAACAACCTGTTCAAAAATATAAAGATGAGTTATCTATTAATGGTGATTTGTCTTATTTAAATTTAGACTGGAAACCAGTTCCTGTTATATCTAAATTTGTAGATATAGTAGTTAATGGTATTTCCCAAAAAGAGTTTGATATAAAAGCTTTTTCTCAAGATCCAGAATCAGTTAAAAAAAGAACTGAATATGCCACAGGAGTAGCTCAAGACATGTTTGCATTTGAGCAAATTAAAAAAGCTAAAGAAACCTTGGGGTTAGACTTGCAAAGATCAAATATTTCCCCATTAGATTTACCTCAAACAGAAGAAGAATTAGAGTTGCACATGCAACTAAGTTATAAACAGTCTATAGAGATAGCGGAAGAAGAGGCTATATCTACTACATTGGCTAAAAATAAATGGGAATTAACTAAACGTAGATTAAACTATGATTTAGTTACTTGTGGAATAGCCGCTACTAAAACAACTTTTAATAAGTCTAATGGTATAGAAATAGATTACGTAGATCCTGCTTATATGATTTACTCATATACAGAAGATCCTAATTTTGAAGACATTTATTATGTAGGAGAAGTTAAATCAATTACTATACCAGAATTAAAAAAGCAATTTCCACGTATAAGTAATGAAGAATTACAGCGCATACAAGAAATGCCGGGAAATAGACAATACATTACTGGCTGGGGAAATTATGATTCTAACACGGTTCAAATATTATATTTTGAATATAAAACATATCATGATCAAGTTTTTAAATTAAAACAAACTGATAATGGTTTAGAAAAAATAATACAAAAAACTGATGATTTTAATCCTCCTCCTTCTGACACTTATGATAAAGTTTCAAGAAGCATAGAGGTTTTATATACTGGTGTAAAAGTTTTAGGAACTAATACCATGTTACAGTGGGAGCTAGCTGAAAACATGACAAGACCTATGGCTGACACTACTAAAGTAGAAATGAACTATGCCATATGTGCACCTAGAATGTATAAAGGTAAAATAGAATCTTTAGTAAGTAAAATAACTGGTTTTGCAGATATGATTCAATTGACGCATTTAAAAATGCAACAAGTATTAGCAAGAATAGTTCCAGACGGAGTTTTTTTAGATATGGATGGGTTAGCTGAGGTTGATCTTGGCAATGGAACTAATTATAATCCTGCAGAAGCTTTAAACATGTATTTTCAAACGGGTTCTATAGTTGGTAGATCTTTAACTCAAGACGGAGAACTTAATAGAGGTAAAGTTCCTATACAAGAATTATCGTCGGGGTCAGGTGGTGCAAAACTACAAAGCTTAATACAAACTTATCAGTATTATTTACAAATGATAAGAGATGTAACTGGGCTTAACGAAGCTAGAGATGGTAGTTTACCAGATAAAGATGCTTTAGTTGGTTTGGCTAAAATGGCCGCAAATCAATCTAACATAGCTACTAAACATATCAATCAAGCAAGTTTATATTTATCATTAAGAATATGTGAAAATATATCTTTAAAACTAACAGATGTATTAAGCTTTCCATTAACTAGAAATTCATTAATAGAAAGTATTTCTCTTTATAACGCTCAAACATTACAAGAAATAAGTAATTTAAATTTACATGATTTTGGAATATTTTTAGAACTTGAACCTGATGAAGAAGAAAGAGCTGCTTTAGAACAAAACATACAAGTTGCACTTCAACAGCAGGGTATTGATTTAGAAGACGCTATAGATATAAGACAAATAAAAAATCTTAAGTTAGCAAACCAATTGTTAAAACTTAAAAGAAAAAAGAAGCAAGAGCAAGACCAGGCTAATCAACAACAAATGATTCAAGCTCAGGCACAAGCACAGGCTCAAACTGCTGAAAAAACAGCACTAGCTGAAATACAAAAGCAACAAGCTTTAACTGAACAAAAAGTAAATATTGAACAAGCTAAGTCTCAGTTTGAAATACAAAGAATGCAAACTGAAATGCAAATTAAAGCTCAGTTGTTAGCTCAA